CTCGTTTGGCTATTCTAGCCTGTTCATTTTTACCAGATACTTTAGCTCGTTGTTCTAAGACAGTCAATATTTGTATTTTACGAGCAAAAGGTTTTTTAATTCTTTTTACTTTAGCTACTGTTGCCCTAGCATCTGCTGGAGTAGCAAACTTAATACTAACGGTATCTTTAGGATTTTCGTCAGTATATAAACGTCTGCCAGAGCCTTTGGGCTTTTTACCTGTACCTACTTTAGGGTCTTTACGTTTTCTAGCCATTACACTCTAGCTGTTGTTGCCTAATTAGTTCTGCAAGGTCAACAAAGTTTACTTGTTGTATTTGTTGAGGGCGACTCATTATTTATAGCCACCACCAGCAGCTTTGTATTGTTTAGCTAACATTTGAGCTTTTCTAGCTGACCATTGCCCCGGCTTACCGCCTTTACTACCAGCTTTAATTTTATTAAATAATCTTTTACGCATAGTAGGTTTTGTGTAATTACCTGCTTTGTTTACTGTACTTTTACTTTTTTTCTTTGCTGCCATTAGTGTAACACCCTGTCCTTGTTGTGTATTTCTTCTTCTAAATAATGCATTAACCCACTACCAACAACCAACTCAACAAACTCCCCTACTACTATTAAGTTATTTGCTTTAGCTGCTTCCTCAGCTTCTGCTAAGTTTTCTGCAACTATATTAGGTCCTGCATACTTTTTGCCTTTTTCTTCAATCTCTGTCAGAAATATCTTCATAATCTTCCTCTGGTAAATCCAGTGGGGCTTTATCAGGCATGACAAAGATACCACTGTTTAAGTTGTGATTAACATCTAACTTATCTATTTTACTAACTCCAACCCTATCCAACAGTGTTTGAGCTGCTGATAGTTTATTATTAGCTTGTACTATAGGTCTATTAGACTCCATAATCTCGACAAGCTTAAAAGCTGCTTTAGGTGCAGAGTTTGCCAAGATTTCCTGAGTTAGTTCAAGTATTTCATTCTTGAGGGTTTTAACCACATGATGATAATGACTTGTATAACCTGCTAACTCAGCAGCCTTTTTAGCATCTCCTTGTGTCTCAACAAGGTGTTCCAAAAAAGATTGCTGCTTTTCTGTAAGCTTTCTTTGGGTCTGATTAGACTGAGTTGGTAACATTGCCATAGGCTTAGTATATACTTCGGAAATAAATTTGTCAACCCTCTTGACAAAATCGAAATCCAACACTATAATAACTTTAGTGCTCCCCCCGGGTGCATATAGCCATATTAAGGGCAACTAAGTAGTTCTACTTATCTCAAAAATATCCTTCCAAAAACTACCCAAAACTATTGAAAAAACTACTAGACTTTTGAAGTTAGTGTAAACTACTTACCGGCAAATCTGGTTGACATAGAATTTACTAGATTTTGTATGAGTATGCTATAGATACACTAGGTAGGTGGGGTGGTCTCCTGCCTAGGGGCTGAAAAGACTTACCAAGATTTCTCTCCACGACTTTTCAGACCTTTAGAGACCACCTTGTCCTACCTAGTGTTTCACTACTACATCGTTAGCTATTTGAAACTCTGTGACTTCACTTTGTAAACTTTCTTGTAAACGCTAAGAATTTTGTTAGGTCATCTTCTTCCACATAGGACTATGAAAGGCTCCATCTAGACTCCAGACAAGCAGATAAATAAAGGTCTCTTTGCCTATAGAAGATTCCCATCAGCTTTCTTTACTACATTACTACCTAGAGCTATGAAAGGTCCTCAAGTCTTGTACCAGTATTCTTAGCTGGACTTACTTGGGCAGTCTTCTAATCCTATTGTTTCTTGCCATTTCTCTCCAGCTCAGTCACACCTACTAAAAGAATCTCTACAGAACCTATAAACCTCCCTCAACTGTAGTAAATCTAACATCTTTAGGTCATCCAGAATCTCTTCCAATCCACTTCAGAAACTAAAAAGCTCTTTCAAGTCAACGTTATTTCGGAGTATTTCCACAGTCTCAAACTTCTCTAATATCACCATAATGTGGTATACAAGCATATAAGGTCTTTTAAGTCAAAATAGTATTCCAAAGAACCCTGTAACGAACAAGTTCTAACAGGCTCTAAGGAATCTCCAATTTGTACTTAAAGCCCTTTAATATGCTTCATATAAGGCATTATGATAATATTGATAACTTTGGACTCTGGAAACACTCTCGAAATATCGGACTTAAAAGACCTTCCAAGTTTCTTGGGTGGCTTGAAAGAGCTCCTAGCTAACTCTAAAGTTGTAAGATTTACTTCATCTGATGATGAGGTCTATAGGTTCCTCCAAGATTATTTGGAGGGTGTAACTAATCTCGAGATAAATGGAGAAAGCAATGGCTTATAATCCTGATAAAGTAAGTCCAGCTACTTTGGCTGGTCCTGCTACTCGAGGACAATGTACGGCTCTAGGTTACCATTTCGCTAAGAAAGCTGATGGTAAAATAGATTGGGAAAAGAGAAGTAGAGTATCTGCTTGTCTTTGGAGTCAATCTGAAGCTGGAAAATTGTCCTATGTGGAAGCTTCTGACCTTTTTGAAAAGAAGCGTTTACCGCAAAAGTTTTCAAAGCTCATCACAGAGTACTTGAAAGCTAACGGGTAGTAGCTTACTCTAGGGAGTACTTCGGTGCTCTCTAGAGTTCTTTTTTGTTCCGTTCAATTATATAAGAGTCTTTTATTTTCCATAAGGACTCTGCGAGGCTTTTGTTTTACTAGGCACTCGACCATATAGAACGGAACTGAAAAAGAAACACATTGGGCGTATGGTTGAGGGCGTTTAAAATACTGTGGATAACTACTTAATATCTTGTATATAACTTGTTAATAACTTGTGGATAACTAAAAAAGGTACAATAAAAATTGCAGTAAAAGGTACAAGTATATATAAAGGTACATAAAACTTGGTGTACCTTTACAGTTTATTATATAGTTTCGACCAGTACTATATAGTTCTTTATATTATATTGTTGACGGGGGTTGACGGCAAGTGCTAGAATTTAAAAGGCTCGGTGGGGCGACCTGCTGATTTTTAAATTAATAAATCTTAAATGGAGAGATTAAAATGGCAAAACGCTTATCTAAAAAAGCTCGACTATTAGCTACAGAGGTTGCTAATAAACAAGCTAGTTATAAACAAGACAAACGTAAAAGTACACCGCAGTTCGCTTGTTTAGAAACAGCAGTCGAGTATTTAACTAAGTTGGGCTATTCTTACAGCGAGTCTTATAACTACAAGCAGTTTAAAACTGTGCTGTATAAGAAAAAGTACACTAATAAACAAGCATCTATTCAATCTAGCTTCGACTATGTTGATAGAACAAGTATGGAAATGGGTGTGGTTTATACTGTAAGGCAGTGGTAGTATTAAATAACTTGGTATCTACATACTGTTGACGGCACGGCACGGCTCGTGGTAGTATTTGAGGGCATGGCAGGAATGCCTTGTATTTAAAAAAATTAAAATGGAGGGTAGTTATGGATAAAAATATTACATTATCCCAAGCTATAGAGATGGCAGAAGCTAATCAGAATACTGAGTGGGCTTCTACAGAAGACTAATTTAATAAAGGACTGATACAATATCCTAGACCGCTAAAAGTATCATATAGTGCAAGTATATAAATCCGAGAAGCACTTAAAAAAATAAAGGTATGACATAAATCCCCCTATAATCCTATCCAGAGTTTAATTACTCTGGGTAGGTACGCAGATTTAATTTCTCTTATCTCGAGAGAATATAAATCCTGAGCATGATTTAAAACTGCTCACTTAATAAATCTTAAATGGAGATAAAAATGTATCAGACTAAACAAAATCATAGTGATTATCATGTTGATTTGAGTACAACTTATAGCTTAGTAGCTATGTATTTAATCGACAAGGGAGTTGCTAGTACAAGGGCAGAAGTAATAGCGAAGACAGTTAATCAAGCATTTAATAGTGTTGTTGCTTTAGATGGTAATAACAGTAGACTGGTGTGGAAACTTATGCCTGAATTATTTAACATGGCAAAACTCTACATAGATGTTTATGGCGAGGAAGGTTTTTACTTTGAAAAATTTATAGAGGAAAATAAATGAATATTAAAGTCGATAAAAAATATAATAAATTATCTGCTAAAGAATTAAGTTTATTCTTTGATAAACTATTTGAATTAATTTTTGAGGAGGAAAATAAATGAGTGAAATATTTTGGTTAGACAACTTTGAAGGCGAGTGTCAAGGTGGTTTCTTTTTTAGAAATGTAGATATGAAAAATCATTTCAACAAAGTAGAGGAATCAAATAAAAAGGTTGTTGGTATAAAAGTTACCAAAAATTCTAATGAGATTGAATTAATTTTAAAAGACAAGGAGTAATTATGCAATAAGGTAATATCTTATATGCTTGACTGCCCCGCCTAGCTCGTGCTAGTGTTTGAGGGCAGTCGGGCAACCGATTAATTTAAATAAATGGAGATAAAATTGATAAGACCATATTTATACAGACTGCTTCAAGAAATCTTGGAGTCCAATAAAAACTATCGCTATATGATAGAAACCGAAGGGCATGTTGAAGTTAAACCGACAAGAGATTTAACTAAGTGTTGTAATCTAAAGTCAGATGACAATTATATTGGAGTCGATAACTTTGATGAGTGTGATATTCATATTTTGGAATATGATAAAGACACTGATGTATCTCAATGGAACGAGTATTACAGCGAGGAACATGATGATTATGTTAGGCAAAAGTATCTTGTTCATGTCGGGGCTTTAAGATGGAGTAATTGGAATACTGGAGTTGAAAAGCTTTGGGATTATCTTGACAGAAATCCCGCTCAAAAATTATCAAAGATTATAGATAAAGTTTCGAAGGAGTTCGAAGAAGAACTAGACATATTGAATGTCTAATTGAAAGTGGTGGAGTAAGTGGACAGCGTAGCTACACTAACACAACTTAAAAACAACTGAACCCTGAAGTCCATGTTGTTGCCATTAGAAGTTAGACATTTAAGGTGGTAGTAGTCAGAATGGTACTGCAGGGATTGTAGGAGAAATAGCCACCTACACTACTACTGCCACCGACAGATTTTTAGATAGCTAGTGAGGATTTTTTTTCATATAACTCTCCTACCTTACTAGCTATCGCTTAACTAAATGGAGAGTTAAAACGGAGATAGAAACTATGGCTAAACCTAAGCCCTTACAAATACAACAGAGTAATATGTTCACTGCTTTTGATAGCATAGAGGAACTACATACCTTTATGAAAGACTATGCGGGTAGTGAAAATTATTTTATAGCTGCACTGGCTATATCCTTAACCATTAATACACTTGGAAACATAATGGAAAAAGAATGTGGCGGTAAAGCTGTATCGTTAAAAGCAGAACCAATGATAAAGAAGGAGGTATAAATTGGAAACACTTGCGACTATAAAAAAGACTGACCTTTATAATAAAAGGAAAAAGTTTAATGAGGAAAATCCTGATAATCAAGGACACATAGATATGTGTAGTTTGATTGATGATTTAATTAAGGTGGCAATCCACATGAAAACAATAATCGACTTACATAAAGACGATGAAGATGTTTATGATTTTCGTAGGTATATAAATGGTTATGGAATTACTTACATGGGAAATGGTATCTTACAGACCAATGGTTATTACATTGATGATGTAATGAAACCTTTTATTGAATGGAGTGATAAAGAGCAGACTAAATATAGTCTTTATCATGGTAATCTTTTGAGAAGTATTTTTGAAGCTCTTTCAAATGGTGATGAAAATATTGTCGAAACTGTAGAAGCTTTTGACTTATGGTATAACAGCTAACAAAGGAGGTATAAATGTTAAGTGTTATTGATAAAGTAGAAAAATTCAGAGAGTTAAATACTCTTTGTCAATTATTAGCTGAGTGTTCTCATGCTCTTAATGGGGCAACTGAATGCTTAGGTTATTTTAATCCTGAAGGTTTAGAAACGCTTGGTAGATTTTCTGACCTTGAATATGCACAATATGTTGTTGAAGATGTTTTTACATGGGCATACAACAGACACCACTACTCAGTAGATATTCCTCAGTTTTATGGAGTAGATTACACGACACCTCTTAAACATAAAGAGGTCGTAGAATTACTTGAAGAACTCATTGAAGATTTAGGTGTAGAAGTTTTAGGTTTAAGCGAGGAGGTCGCATAATGGATATAGATAGAAATAGAGAAGGGGCTTGGCGAATATGTGATAGTGTTAATGGCTACTTGGAAACAAGAGTCTATTACTTCTACACTAAAAGAGAAGCAATACAAAAGTTTAAACAAGAAATGAAAGAACTTAGAGGTAAAGCATGACAGATAAAGATTATAGTTTATCTTCTATTGAAGAAGATTTAATAGCAGAATTAGAAGATAACAAAGAAGAAATACTAGAAAGCAAAGGCGATTATTTGCATGAATATGTAGACAGCAGTATTTCAGTTTATACTTATGACCAGATAATGATTTATGCTAACAATTCAGAGCTATGGCATATGTCATCTGGGTTAGGTGGCGAAACAGTACAAGAGCAAATAGTAGATGTTATCTATGAACATTTATCTGGTGTTGCTCATCAATGGCTACATGAACAAGAACAATTACAAGAAGACACTGAGCGTTTAGAAAACGAGATAACAATAATAGAAAATCATTTAACAAAGGAGGAAGCATGAGTAACTGTACTTTTTGTAAATCAGAAATAGACTCAAAAGACTATCCTGAATACGAAGGAGAAAATGGTCTTTGTGATAGTTGTTTTTTTAGTAATCCTTTTATGCACGAACAATTATGGACGTGGGAAGAAACTGCAATTAAATATGGTTGGACTAAAGAAACATCACCAATAGAAGTTATAAATCCTGATGATGAAATTTGGGATGATAGCGAATATAAAGAATTTGTCAGAGAGGAAGCATGAAGTTTAGAGTATTGAAAGATGAAGAAGCTATAGCTATAGCTCAGATATTTAAAGACTTAGAAGATGATATGTTAGACTTTGTTTTAGATGAAATCAAATATCTTGCAAGTTGTTCAAGGACTATGCGTAAGATAGATGAGGTTAGTAAAAGAGCAGAGGAGAAACTTAGAAGACGAAAACCAAAACTTAAATTAGTAAAAGATGAGGATAAAACCAAATGACTATGACAATGAAAGAACACATGGAAATGATGGATAGAATTAGGCAAGGCAAAAATGCCGAACTTAGTAAAATAAAAACTGTTAAAATTAATGGAGGTATTAATGGTAAAAGTAAGAAACATGAAGAGTAATAGTGGCAGGTCGGTCGCTAATCAGTTTGAAATAGAAACTGATAACGGAACTTATTTGCAAAGCTACGACTCAATCATAGCTAAGAGAATGAGAATGAGTGGTGTAATATTTCTTGATGAAAACTATTGGGATTATTCTACTACTACAGGTCGCTACAGAAATATGTTCTTGGGTGAAACTAAAAAAGAAACTCAAGCTAAGATAGATAGTGGCGAATATATTTTAACTAACTTAAATAACTAAAGAGGTAAAAATGAAATATTTAAGACAAATGATAGCTGACTTTTTAAGAAAGCTAATTAAACTTGATGACTATATAGAAGATAGAGTCTTCACTGATATTGAAAGACTCGAAAAAGAAATAGAAGTTGTGAGTGAATTAACAGACTCAAATGGGCTAGATTTAAATGACAGACCAACATTCTATGATATGGAAAGTCAGATAGAGGAGTTAGTTGATGATGCTCTGTTAAGAAGTCCTTATAATGAGTCATCAAGGGTTAAAGATTTAATTGAACGCTTAAAAAAATTGGAGGATAAAAATGAAAACCGATAAACAAAAATTTAAAAAGGATTTAACAAAAAAACTAGAAGATACTTTTGGTAAAGACTTTGTTAATGATAAGATTAAAATTGTTATGTACAAAGATGACGAAGTGGAGGATAAATAAATGTCTAACGCACACAATGAAACAATCAAAGAGCATTTAGAAATGCAAGTAATCTCTTCTAACTTTTCTGCACAAGATTTGTTAGAAGAACTTGGTATGACTTATAAAGATGCTTACGAAGATAAGTTATCTTATGATGAGTTAATTGACTTAGTAGTCCAAAAGAGATTTGAAGAATCTCCAGAGGTAGAATAAATATGGCAGAGTACGAAGTATATGAAAGCCCTAAGTCAGTATCGGAAGCTAAAGATTGTATTGATGAAGTCATCAAAATCATTCTTGAAAAGTATGAAGGTGAAGCTGATAAAGAAGGTGGAGAATATGTCGCCAAGTGTTGGCATATAGTTAAAAACAATTTGAGGTAAAAATATGACTAAAGTTAGATATGTAGAAGCAAAGTATGACACTACTCTTGTATGGGATATTGAAGACATTGCTAAACGAAACAATTTTAAAATCGAAGAGATTGATAAGATGGAAGTGGGTAAATGGACAAGACTATTTATTACTTTAAAAGATGGTACACAATTTTGGGAAGATGGTAGTGAGACAGATGCTACTGATTGGAAATGGGCTGTACATCAGGGCTACTATGATAAAGATTGGCTTTCAATAGACGAGGAGGAAATAAGTGGAGTATAAAAAAGGTACATTGTTGCAAGAGTATTTTTTAAATCCTCACTTCAAACCAACTGAGGAAGAACAAAAAGAACTCGAAGAATTTTTTACAAAAATAGGAGGTAAAAAGTGAAACCTAAATTAATAGACAAAGGAATAACTGTAGCCGAAGATTATATCGCAGGTACAGTTCATGTGGAGTATGATAATACCGATAGCATTCTCCCATTTAAAAACAGAGTCATAGATTGGTGGTTAAGAATACCATCTGAAACTGTTGAAATCTTTGAGATTAAAGATAGACATAAGTGGATTGATAAACAAAAAATTATGAAGGTTGAGAAGTCTATGCAGAATTTAATTACAAGACACTTGAAGGAGGAAGCATAATGGAAGATGTGCATGGTTATTTATTGATGTTTGTTATAGTAGCTTTTACTATAGCAATATCTAGTTTATTTTTATTAGGTTACAAACCAAAAGAACTTAATAATAAATTTGATAAACAAGGAACAGTCAAATACGTTGATTCAGATTATTGAGGGAAACTTATGGAACATTATTATTTTTATCACGATGATATAAAGACTGGACTGAGGGGCGAAGGTTGTGGCTATCGTAAAGCTACTGTTCGTTCTGTTGGTCGCAAGTGGGTCTATATTAGATTCTCTAACGAGGGAAACTTTAGAAGACTAGCAATTAAAAAGTGGCAAGATATTTGCCGACAAAAAGATTTTAGAACATGGGAGGGTCATGTCGCAGAGTTAGAAGTTAAGAAGAAAGCCCTCAGTAGAGGTTTATCTTTTTACAAAAAAAGGTATAATAAAAATATCCCTAAGACTATTGAGGAACTACAGAAAGAACTGGAGGTAGCTTAACATGATTTGGATATTAGTAGCATTATTTGAAATTACTACTGTTGCTATGGTGATTGAAGATATTCATGTCTTTGAATATCAATTTAATTCTGAACTAGATTGTTTAAACTTTGTAACAGAAAACTATGAAGGTTTAGAAGATTATATCGAAGAAGAATATCAAACTAAAGCAGAAACTTTTGTTTGTGTAAATTCAGAAAGAATAAATAGAGGTTAAATATGGATAATAAAATTTATCATTTTAAAGCATTGGTCAAAGAACTACCGATTACATCTATGACTAATATAGAATATAAAGAAGCGGTAGAAAAAATCTATATGGAAGTTTATTATCCAGAAGAGAGAATATGAAGTTTGTAATTTATATTGGCAAGTTAAAGACTGTAACTGTTGAGGCAGAGGATAAAGATTATG